TGAACTCTTCAATAGACTTAGGAAAGAAGGTATTCTCATCTATAGGTATCCCTGCTTTTTGTTTATATAGGTTCTGCCAATCAAGGTTCTGTGATTCAAATAATCTTAAGTAGGCTTTGTCCTCTGCAAGCTGTTGTGATTTATTGTCTATGGTATCGACATATAGGTTGAAGTCTATCTTGTCAAACATTCCGTGCACGCTCGATAAAATTTTTGGACACGGACTTATGTTATCAAAAACGATATTGTACCATCCACTCCTTTTTGCTTCTCTCGTTAACGGCAGACTATCCCACGTACCTGTCGAAGTCGTTCCTGTATCGCTTCCACTATCTAACAACCATGATTTGTACTGCTCGACATCTTGCGTTCCGGTGCTATACCTACGTAGTGTATCAAACTCATTATAGGTTGATACCCCCCACGCTGTTTTTCCACAGAGAAATTTGCTGTATATTCCTTCTGCCCACTTTAAACAATACTGGCCATTTTTATTCTTCGGGTCTATGTCCCTGACAGGAAAGTCATAAACATTATTAGAATATTTTTGAATCTGAGGAACCATCCTTTAATATTTTTATGCAAAGGTACAAAAATATTAATTTGCACCCTTTATCCTCTTTTTCTTAGCCTCTCTCCATTTTGCCCATCGTCTTAATGACCCTTGTCTTTTTAATTCTCGTGTTTCTTCACTATCAGGGATTGGTAATCTCTGAGCTCGTGCTTTCTTTAAATTAGCTTTATGCTCTTCCGAATGAGGCTTACCCTTATTCCAAGGAACATCACCTTTTTTAAACATCGTTGATGGCTTAACCCCAGTTTTCTTACCCTTATTCCATGGAGTCTGTCCAGTTTTTTTCCCTTTATTCCACGGAACGTTTCCTTTTTCCCATGAACCACTGTTAGTATGGTAATTGGGATTAAGTTTTTTAATAATCTGTTTTTTACCTCTTTGTGCCTTACTTATATTATTACAATGTTCTTCTGTAAAAACAATTCCTTTTCTGCCTTCACTCATGTGCCTCTTATGCTCTTCAGTAAAAACACGTTTAGTTCCCATACAGCTTCCCGCTATTTTATTAACATTAAAATATGGATCGTAAGCCCACATAAAAAACTGTTCTGGACGAATTATCCCGTTTATAGGCATCAATTCTTCCTTATCACAAACAGCAACAACAGAAAAAACTAAATCATCAAAACCATATTTATTATAATGGTTCTGAAAAATATCATTCCCCTTTTGTCGTTCTAAATCTTTTTTATGGCGAGACCACCTCTTTCTTATATTAACAGCACTACCAATATAAAATCTGTCAGGATGCACCTTTGATGCAATTTTGTAAACTCCACAAACATTATTAGACATATCCGTTTATTTTATTACTCCGAACTTAAAAAGGTTGGAAGAGAGTTCGGATTTCTCTTGTCAGTAGGAGATCACGCCTACCTATCCAACCGCAAAGATACAAAATATTCTAAAATCTTCTTTTCCTGAAGATACCTATGTCCCCTAATTCTAAAACTTGAGAACCCATAAGTTCCTCAGCTTTCCCATAAACAGACCTACTCCCAAGCAAGGCAGCTCCATGAGCTGTTAGCCTATCATACTTAGTCATCTCATCCTTGCTTCTAATATTTCTACACTCTTCAAGAAAAGTATAATGTATTTCTTTATGCCCTCTAAATGCTATGTAATCTTTAATCTCTGAAAATAATTCATCCTTATTGGTGGAAAGAGAATAAAATCCTGGTTTGTCTGCTACTTGTCCTGTCATTAGGTTCTGATCGAACTTAAGGAAGCCCCCTCGCCCTCGTGTAATGAAATGTTCCCATGTTCTTGTTTTATTCCTTTCAACATAAAGCATCCCACCAAAGTACTCACAACACATAAGAACATCTTCGTTATATTCATCAAGCGATGACGGTCTGTATCTATAAGAGCAAATAAACAATCTTGATTCCCATGCAGTAGGATCATCCTTTCCACCATCAATATTCGGGTCATATTCCCAAAGAACTGCTATACCACCATCAGACTGATAGCCCAAAGTAACATTTCCTCTTTGGTTGCTGTAATCGAACGGGTCAGCACCAACGGTAAATCTTGTCTTATAAACAGGCTCATACATGGGCACGAACATGCCCTTTGAAACATCCCACCCTGTTATGATACGCTTAAGGTTGGTTTGTTCTTTAGGTATCTCCATGGACATCTCAAACTTTCCATCCTCTTCTTCTCTAAAATATACATCCCCCTCCGGTTTATTATCTATTCTATAAAAATTACCTATCTTAATCGGTAGCTTATTAAGCGATTTCATTTTTCTTAACTCAGTAAGTCTCCTGTCAAGTAATTCATAGTCAAATCCAAGATCACCTGATGTACCAATACTTAATTCGTTACTACGCCATGGATACTTCTTTACATAGGCACGATAAGACTGCATAGCCGCAGGAGTACCTTTCTTTATAAAGTCGTCTCGTTTCTCTTGCTGATACTGTCTGGAACCCTTGCCTAATATGGCATATTGAGCTTTGGGACGCAACCTTATTTGTCTCTCCTTGGGTTCGTCCATAACAGATTCCCCAAAGGGGCCGATAAATCCCTCTTGCCCATCATAGGCAGGGAACATCATCGCAGCTAACCCTGAAGTTGTCTGTCCGTTATCACCACGTTGATAAAACTCAGATAATCCCAACATATCAAGATATGCCTTACCGGATGAATTCAGTTCTTCAACAGTTGAGATATGAGAACAATATCCAAGAATAATAGTACCATCCCCCAAGGCCATGGCATGTTTATTAGCATCCCATCTTGCTAATACATCTATGCTCGCATCGCTATCCCCCTCTTCGTCAAAGGAAATATACCCATTGAACTTACTACCTACTTTCTTTAACTGTCCACCACTAACCGTATAATCTATAACACTCTTTAATCCCTCTATCATGAAGGCATTACGTGGGGGAAAGTATTTAATCTGCTTTGGTGAATTACCACCATACCATATAGGCTTAAGGAATAATGGACGCTCTGCCCAAGCTGGAAGTAAATGTGTATTATAATGTTCTTCCGTAGCCTCTCCGTCCTTAGATATAATAGTGCTATAAATACCAAAGTCTCTTTCAGACTCCTCTATCATATCCCCAAGTGACATTATGGTTGAGCCATTTCTCCTACTTTTCGGGTGGATATCCCCGTAGAAGAGCCTCATTCCCATGTCTTTCATCTCATAATGCCCATCTTCTTCGGGTATAGCAAACCCCCTATCGTCTCTGGTTACAAAAGTCTCTGTGGCATTGTGTAAATAGTCCCTGAAAAGATACTCTCGCCTATGCCTGTCCCTAAACTCAGGATAACCGCCATTATCTCTTACATCAGGCATCCAAAAGAAATTAAGCCACATAAAGTGCCTACCAGTGATATAGGTCAGTTTCCCATCATTATAAAACCAGTAACCATACCACCGATACCACCAAACCTTCTTAATAAACTCTATGGCTTCTCCAAGTTCATCATACTTCTCATTAAATTTATCCCAATAATTACTAAGTAATTTGTATCCAGTTATAGCTTCTTGTCTATTGCGCTTTTGTATCTCCAATAAGTCATCTAACGCTTCTCCCTCTAATTCACGCATTATGTCGGGAATAGGTAGTCGCCTGAACACTTGACAATCTGCATCCATTCCATAACCATCGACTTTTGTTATATCTTTAGGCGGTTTAGGTAATGATATACATATCTGCTTTCTATCAGGGTCTAAATTGTTGATAAGAAAATAATCGTCTCTCCCTTCGGGTGGGCTTTCTCCCAAAAAAAACATCCGTTGATTTTTTATAAGGTATTCAGATTCCTCAATACCATAAGGACAAAACTCAAGAGGCAATCTACCCTCTTTGTGAGTATACTTAATTATCTCCTCCGGTCTTAACTTTAGCTTAACCTTTTCTTTGACCTTAGCCATTTGAACTGTTCTCTGTTTGAAATGCAAAGATACTGAAAATAAAAGAGCCTGAATTTCTTCAAGCTCCAAACCTAAAAACTATGAAATGAAAACCTAATCTAAATCGTTGCCCGTAATAGCTATCGAAAGAACTCCAGGAAGAGTATGATTAACAATCACTACTTTCCTTTTCCATGATTCGTCATAATAGACTACATGACA